GGTAGTGGTGCTATACCACAAGCATGCCATAACAATATACTATTCTCTAGGGATAAGTTGGCAGAGGATGAGTATGAAAGGAATGCTACTAGGATAAGGGTTCCTAAACTTAGGAGGACTGGACAAACAGGTGAAGGTGGATGGACTTATTACAATCCATTAGAAGGAAGACTAGAGAAGGGAGTATCACCTGGAATAAGGGAGGCAGATATCAATGGCGATTTTTAGTTGTGATATAGAAACAGATGGGCTGAATCCTACCAAGGTGTGGTGTATAGTAGCACAGGATGTGAGGACAAAAGAAAAATTAGTGTTCACATATCCTGACTACATACACTATGACATGGAAGGAGGTAGTGAATACTTTAATGACTGGGTAAATAAAATAGACACCCTAGTGTTTCATAATGGTATTGGTTTTGATATACCAGTATTAAAGAAACTATTAGGAACAAGTTTTGACACAGTTAAAATAGAAGACACTCTAATAATCAGTCAATTAGATAATCCAAGGATAGATAAAGGACATTCACTAGCTAGTTGGGGTGAGAGGCTTGGGTTTCCTAAAGGAGACCACACAGATTGGTCTGTTTATAGTAAAGAAATGTTAAAATATTGTATCAGAGATGTTGAAATAACTACTAAATTATATAATCATTTTAACCTTTCAAGTTTCAGTCGTGATGCTATTGAATTAGAATATAAAATAAAGGAGTATTGTAGTGAACAAGAAAAGGATGGTTGGTATTTTAATGAGGATGGGGCTATTAGACTACTACAAAAAATATCAGGTGATATTACAGAGGTTGAGTCAGAAGTTAGGGAAGTTTTTAAACCACTACCTGTGTTTCACGAAGTCAACAAGGCTAGTAAGTACAATGATTCAGGGAGTAGAAGTGTACGTTATAAGAACCAACTGGATAAAGGTTGTCACTGGACTGCTGATGGTAAGTGGGGCTACAATACTTTTGATGAATTTAATTTAGGAAGTAGACAACAGATTGCCAAGTACCTAATGAATTTTGGATGGGAGCCTAGAGTATTTACTGATAAAGGTAATGTTAAAGTTGATGAGACTATACTAGAAAATGTAGAAATACCAGAGGCTAAACTTATTGCTAGGTATTTAATGTTACAGAAACGTAGAAGTATGTTAGAGTCTTGGTTAGATGCATATAATGAGCAGACACACTGCATACATGCAAGGGTACATACTATAGGAACTGTAACAAACAGAATGTCTAGTAGTGCTCCTAATCTACAACAGGTTGTTGCTAGTGATAAAGAGTATGGAACAGAAATGCGTAGTTTATTTACAGTACCTACTGGCAAGGTCATAGTGGGTGCTGACCTCAGTGGACTAGAGTTAAGATGTCTAGCACACTACATGAAAGATGAGGACTATATTAATGAGATATTGACTGGTGACATACATACAAAGAACCAAAAGTCAGCAGGACTTAAGACTAGAAGTGAAGCCAAGAGATTTATCTATGCATACCTATATGGTGGTGGTGATAAACTGATAGGTAATATTGTAGGTGGTAGTACACAAGTAGGCAGAAGAATAAAGAAAAAATTCCTTGATAATACCCCAGCGTTACGAGAATTGCGTAGGTTGGTAGAAAAGGCTGCAGATAGGGGGTACCTAAAGGGGTTAGATGGTCGTAAGATTTTGGTAGTCTCTAAGCATTCTGCATTGAATTTCTTATTACAGAGTGCAGGTGCGGTAGTAGCTAAAAGAGCTTGGGTTATATTCCATGAGAAATGTACGTTACCTTATAAACAACTAGGTGTTATACATGATGAAATACAAATAGAATGTTTGCCTGAACATGCAATACAAATAGGTAAGCAGGTGGTGTCAGCAATGAGAGACACTACAGATTATTACAATTTACGTTGCCCAATAGATGGCGAGTATAAAATAGGGAGAAGTTGGGATGAAACACACTGATAATGTAAACCCTAGTCACTACAAGCAAGGGAACATAGAAGTAATTGACTTTATATTGGACCAAAAGTTTAACTACTTAGAGGGTAATGTGATAAAATACATAACTAGATATAAATATAAAAACGGTTTAGAAGATGTAAAGAAAGCAAGATGGTATATAAATAAGTTAATAATGGAGGTAGAAAATGAAAAACATTAATACAGTAGTACAAGATGTATATAATCTAATGGAAAAAAGAGAACATACAGGAGACTTAAACAAGATAGCAAAGACTATAGGTGAGGAAGTAAGTGAGTCTGTAGTAAATGCACTTACACCTAGAGAAGAAAGTACAGGACTGAGAATGTCAGGTATAGGTAGGTGTGAGAGAGCACAGTGGTATGGGATTAAAGGATATACTTCAGAACCAATAAAAGGAGATGTGTTCTTAACATTCTTACAGGGACATATAATGGAAGCAGTTTTACTTGGGCTTGTTGAGTTAGCAGGACATACAGTGGAAGGAAAACAAGGTAAGCATACTGTTGAAGGTGTTAATGGTGCACAGGACTGCATCATTGATGGTGAGTTAGTTGATGTTAAGACTGCCAGTGACTGGAGCTTTAAAAATAAATTTAAAGGTGATGGAATAAAGGATGACTCGTTTGGATATATAAAACAACTCAGTGGGTATGGTAAGACAGAAGGCAGGGAAAAAGGATACTTCCTAGCTTTCAATAAAAACAAGTCAACTCTTAAACTTTGTGAACAAGAACTGGAACAGGATGTTGATAAGCATATTTCACAATTAAAAGATAAGATGAATAAAGATGAACCACCTATGCGTGTAGCCAAAGCCACTACTTTCGGAAAGGATGGAAGAGAAAGACTTAATATGGTATGTGCATTTTGTGGACATAAAGAAAATTGTTATGGTGCTATAAGTGAAGAAACAAAAGGAAATTTCACATCCTATTATGTAGATAATATAGGAGGAAACTTCTAATGATAACGCTTAACGAACTCAAACAGAGAGTAGCTCAGAACTATGACGTTTGTTTGATTTGTGATGAGTTAGAGATAGAGCCTGAAGAACTGCTTGACTTGTTTGAGAAAAGACTTTGGGCTAAACGAGAAAGATTTGAAGAATATTATGAGGAGCAATAATGAATACATTTGACATATACATACTGTTTAACTTATGCTTGGTGGCACTAGGTGGTTGGTTCATGTATCGACATGGTGAGAAAAGATATGAGGCTGCAGTATTAGATACTATACTCTTGCACCATGAAGGAAGACTAACATATACATCTTATATGGAGAGTGGAGTGGAGATGTTAGACATACAGATAGCACCAACGGAGGACCAATGAACCAATTACCAACAGACTATCAGAACTTCATAGCATTAAGTAGGTACGCTAGGTGGTTGCCTGAAAAGAAAAGAAGAGAGACTTGGAAGGAGACAGTATGTAGGTACTTTGACTTCATGGAGAAACATTTAGAAGAGAATACAGAGTATAAGCTGACACCTACAACTAGAAGAGAACTAGAGAATGCAGTAGTTAACTTAAAGATAATGCCTAGCATGAGAGCACTGATGACTGCAGGTCCAGCCCTAGAGAAGAACCACATAGCAGGATACAACTGTGCTTACTTAAGTGTGGATAGTCCTCAAGCATTTGATGAGTGTCTATACATACTGATGCACGGTACAGGAGTTGGGTTTAGTGTAGAGAGACAACACATAAATAAACTACCTGAAATATCAGGCATGTTCACAGAGAATGACAAGGTCATCAGAGTTACTGATAGTAAGGAAGGATGGCAACAAGCATACAAAGAACTACTAGCTAGTATATGGAAGGGTAGTGTACCCCAATGGGATATGTCTAATGTCAGACCTAAAGGTGCAAGGCTTAAGACCTTTGGTGGTAGGGCTAGTGGTCCTGAACCTCTGAACGAACTGTTCCATTTCTCTGTAGATTTATTTAAGAGAGCATCGGGTCGTAAGCTGACAAGCTATGAGTGTCATAGACTGATGTGTAAGATAGCAGAGATAGTAGTAGTTGGTGGTGTACGTAGGTCAGCACTCATCTCACTATCTAATCTAACAGACGAAAGAATGAGACACGCTAAGTCAGGTCAATGGTGGAGTGATACACCTGAGATGGCACTAGCTAACAACAGTGTATGTTATACAGAGAAACCTGACATAGGAATATTCATGTCTGAATGGTTAGGATTATATGAAAGTAAGTCAGGTGAACGTGGTATATTTAACAGACAAGCTGCAGTTACACAAGTAGAGAAGACAGGTAGGAGAGATACTAACCACCAGTTTGGATGTAACCCATGCTCTGAGATTATTCTACGAGACGGACAGTTCTGTAACCTAACTGAAGTAGTAGTACGTAGTGGTGATAGTGATGTAGATATAGTAGAGAAGATAAGGTTAGCTACTATACTAGGAACATTCCAAGCTAGTCTAACTAACATACGTAAGCTACGTGCCAAGTGGTTACACAACACAGAGGAAGAGGCACTGCTCGGTGTATCATTGACTGGTATCATGGACAACTCTTTAATGAACAAACCAACAGACAAGTTAGAAGATGTATTAGAGACTTGTAAGTTAATGTCTATACATACCAACAAGATATGGTCGAAGAAGTTAGGTATCAATCAAGCTACTGCTACTACTGCTATTAAACCTAGTGGTACAGTAAGTCAGTTAGTTGACAGTGCTAGTGGTATTCATACTAGACATAGTGACTATTACTTAAGGAGAGTTAGAGCAGATGTTAAAGACCCTATCGCACAGTTAATGGAAGATGAGGGTGTACCTTGTGAACCTGATGTAATGAAACCTGATAGCGTTCAAGTGTTTACATTCCCTATGAAAGCTCCGAAGGGTGCAATACTTAGAGATGATAAGACAGCTATACAACAGCTAGAGTTATGGTTAATGTATCAAAGACACTACTGTGA